ATTACCGAATGCGACACCACCCATACCATTCTTAATCCTGAGAATGTTATAGTTGACCGCATACGCGCGAATAAAGTCTATATTGGCTGTTACTGGGGGCTTGGAAATTGTTATTTTAGCACTATCTATACGCGAAAAGTTCAATGTACCTGTTGGTTGTGATTTATCTATAGTGAGTGCGAATGGCCATGTCGCAATTGGTTCGTCTTTTGCCCCTGGTGGGAAGTACGAACAATGTCTGGTTGGAACAACGTTACGATGGTATTCGATAGACATGTCTTCGAAGAGTGGTGTACCGTTAATAAACATGGACGCAGTACCCCCTGAACCGAATGTATAGCCTGCGGATGTACCAAACGCGGCAATGTGTACGGCCTTAACGGGGTGGTTAAAGTACGTAAGATCGATGGTTTGTTCATCACCAGTCATTGGTTGGAACTGTGTTTGTGTGATAAGCATTTCATGTTCTGTTTTAGCAAAGAATTCGCGTTCCTCCGTGTCGAGGAAGATGTATGAACCATATACCTTTGGTGTAGACTCTGGGTTAAATGTACCGTTTCTACACTTGATTCTGATTTCAACCTGGTGGTATTGGAGACCGACGAGGGGTAAAGATTTGGTCCAATCTTCACTGAAGAAGAATGGGATAACGTAGGAATCGTCCGATGAGTTTTCACCTTTATCGTCGCAACTGGACCACGCAGAAGCTTTAGCTTGTGTAGTGTTATAAAGAGCGGCGTGTGCAGTATTGATGAATCCTGAATCTATCTTGGAAACTTCTTGACCACCTACCCAAAGTGAAAATTCGGTTGGTGAAGTTATATCGTTGTAATTATATATACTTCCATCATTATCCTTATTGTTAATGTTTGTACCTTCAATCCATATATAGCTTAAGAGATCCCCTTTGGATTTAATTGGGATAGAAACTTCGTTTCCCGAACCAAACGTACCGATATAATCGAGGCGTTCTGGTTTAATTGCGAAGTTGGTGTGACGTTTATAGTTTTGTCTGAAGAACGAGACTTGTGGGTCGCCTGTGATGTACACATCTTGGGCACCGACCGATACGAGGTCAATCAAAGCAGCTGACATATTTTACTAATATAGTATATTAAAAAAATTGAGCATTAACGTAATAATAGACATGGTTGTTTTTCAAGCACTCACATGGGAAACTGAAGATAAATATGGCGAACACTTAATACATATTTTTGGAAGGACAGAGGATCGTAAATCTGTATGCGTAACAACCACATTTTCACCTTATTTATTTATAAAACTTCCTACTGATGAGTATAATAGACACGCTGAAACATATTACGATGGTATTATGAGTTCGTGTCCTGGTTTAAAAATGAGTTACGATATAGAGTCTTCTATGGATGTTTGGGGATTTCAGAATAGTAAAAAATTTTATTTTATGAAACTTAATTTTGATACGTTAGCTCATCGTCGCAAAGTGTCGTACTTATTAAAACACTCATTGCGTATACTACGCGAAGATATTTTACCACCTGTTGATGATGAAAACGGTGAACCCCGTGTAATTCTAACACCGGAATATGTTAAATTGAAACTTTACGAATCTAATTTAGACCCTGTACTGAGATTAATGCATATTACAGGTATTCAATCGACTGGGTGGTTAGATTCTGGTGATGATTGTATACACGTAGAGTATGCTAATACGGACTTGGATCTAAAGTGTTCAGATTGGACAAAACTTAAACCAGTTGATAAACCAGAAACCGCACCTTTCGTCGTAGCTTCACTTGATATTGAGTGTAATAGCTCTACTGGTAAATTTCCTGACGCTGATATTCCCGGTGATTGTTGTTTTCAAATAGCAGTATCACTTTGTTATTTTGGTACAGATGTGCCTTACGATAAGACGTGTTTCTGTTATAAAAAGACAGATCCAGAATTACAAGATTGTTCTATTTTGAGTTATGATTCGGAAAAGAGTATGCTTGAGGCGTTTAGCAATTATCTATTAAAAATGGACGTTGATATCATTACGGGTTGGAACATATTTGGTTTTGATATGAATTATATAATGACACGCGCAAAAAATGTAGGGTGTTCTAGTTCCTTTTATGAAATGAGTAAACTTAGGAACCATAAGTGTGAGATGAAAATAAAGAAGTTATCTTCTAGCGCACTTGGTGATAATGAACTTAAACTATTGCCTATACCCGGTCGTTTCATTTTTGATATGTTTCATGAAGTTAAAAAAGGGTACAAACTCGATTCGTATAAACTCGATAACGTTTCTAAATTATACCTTGGTGACCAAAAAATTGATATGCCCGCGAGGGAAATGTTTGCTCGTTTTAAAGAAGGAGATCCGATAAAGTTACGTGAGGTCGCAGAATATTGTATAAAGGATACTTTACTTCCTCATAGATTACTTTCTAAACTATGTACACTTGTAAATCTTCTTGAGATGGCAAAGGCGACATGGGTTCCGTTATGTTATTTAGTAGAGAGAGGTCAACAGATTAAAGTGTTTAGTCAGTTAACTAAAAAAGCGAGGGAAATGGGGTACCTTGTTCCTACTATAGAATGGGGTCAGGGTCTCGTCGATGGGTACGAAGGTGCGACCGTTCTTGAAGCACAAAAGGGTGCGTATTATACACCTATAACCGCCCTTGATTTTGAAGCCCTATATCCATCTATAATGGTAGGACACAATTTGTGTTATTCGACATTGATTTTGGATCCAATTTATGAAAATAAAAAGTTTTATCCTGATTTAGAAATTGAAACGTTTGGTAAACATAAATTTGTACAAAATGTACCGAGTCTTATACCGAGTATTTTAACAGAACTTAAACAGTTTAGAAAACAAGCTAAGCGCGATATGGCTAATTCAACAGGATCTTTAAAGGAAATGTATAATGGTAAACAATTGGCATATAAAATTTCCATGAACTCCGTATACGGTTTTACCGGTGCGTCTAAAGGTATGTTACCGTGTGTACCTATAGCGTCTTCAACGACTATGAAGGGTCGTATGATGATAGAGGATACAAAGAATTACGTCGAAAAGCATTATCCGGGAGCAAAGGTAAGGTATGGGGATACTGATTCTGTTATGGTTGAATTTGACGTCGGTGAACGTAAAGGTGAAGATGCTATTAAATATAGTTGGGAACTTGGTGAACGTGCTGCGGAAGAATGTACAAAACTTTTTAAGAAACCAAATAATCTCGAACTTGAAAAGGTGTATTATCCATATTTTTTATATTCAAAGAAAAGGTATGCGGCAAAGCTTTGGACACAAGGTAAAGATGGTAAAATGAATATGGATTATATAGACGTAAAAGGTCTTCAACTTGTTCGTCGAGATAATACACCATATATGCGTGAAGTATGTAAAGAGCTACTCGATGTTATTCTTGAAAGTAACGATACAACTGCTCCAAAAGCACTTGCTTTACAACGCGCGGTTGAATTATTGGGTGGATCTGTTCCTAATGAAAAACTTATACTTTCGCAACAGTTGGGTGATTCCTATAAGTCTGATAATTTACCACACGTACAGGTCCGTAATAAAATGCGTGATAGACAACCTGGTTCTGAACCACAATCTGGTGATAGAGTTCCTTATATTTTATGTAAAACATGGGATCCTAGGGCAAAAGCATACGAGAAAGCTGAAGATCCGAAGTATGCGCTCGATAATAATATGGAGATAGATTATCCTTATTATTTCCTTAATAAATTTATTAACCCTGTTTGTGATTTGATCGATCCGTTATTTGACGATCCAAAAGAAGAGATATTTGGACAACTCATAAAAAGATCTAAACCCGAAAAGCGTAGTAGATTATGTGATTACGATCCTAAACAAAGACGTATATCAGATATATTTAAACTTAAAAAATAGAATAGTATATGTAATAAGATATCACCATGGATTGTATATTTAGGGAAGTGTATATCACATACGAAAAAAAGTTAAAACAAGCTATTCAAGCAAAACTTGTTAAATTATACAGGGAATTGTCATCTCGGTATAATAACATGCGTTTTACTGATTTTTCAAGAAATTGTCGATTTGTAAATGAAGACAATGATGTAGAAATGCCAGAAATATTGAACGAACGTGAATATAATAATAAAGAGTGTTCTGATTTTATATCTTCTATGTTAAGACATACATATACTATAATAGACCAAGAGATATGTAAAGCATTAGAACGTGTACATAGGGAAAATAAGAGTATAATTGATTTAAAATCGAATATAGATCTGATTAAAGATACTCATAAAAAATCACATATGAATGGTATTTTATGTCTTGGTATTACTAATAGGAATACCGTATGTAGTCAATTAGCCGTACGAAATATGGGGGAATTCCATTTTTGTAAAAGATGTGCTAAAAACGTAACCATAAAAGATGTACCTATTCGAACAAGCCTTGAATATACACACAAGTCTAGTTCTAACATATCAAATGAAAGTGATTATTCTAGTGATGATAATCCAATAGTGTTTGATACGGTGTATTAAACAAAGTTACTTAAAGTTATGCCTGATAGAATATATATTATGAATAGATCAAATGTACTATTAACATCTATAAATAAATTCTATGAGGTATCTGAAAACCGTGATATATTGACACAAATATTAAATAAATCGGGTGGTATATCGTTGCGAAATTTAGAATGGTTTATTACAAATTATTCTAAAAAAAATAATTTGACTTATAAGACTTGCGACGGTAAAATTTTTAGCGTTCACGTAGCATATAAATCGAGTTTGGATGGGTATAGTAAAAAGTTATTTGATCCATTCTGTAGAGCAGATAAAATTACATATACTATACCGGGTACAACTAATGAAATTCATACCACTGTAGCTCAGTTAAATTTCATTAGATGGTGTATAAAAAACAACATAATAGATTACATAAAAGACCATAAGTTACAATTATTTAATAAGCGCGCGTCATGAAACCATTTTCAAATGAAAGTGTTTGATAACCTACATAATACATATTAAGTGTATAGTCACTTGTTAACCCACTTGTCATTTTTACATCTAAAACAGTTCTATCAGATTTAATCTGACTAAAATCTAAGCTTCCCGATGGTTCCACATTAATCGGATTCATCGAGAATGCATACGTGTATATATTTCTATATGGTCTAGATAAACGGTTAGATAATGGTACAGTATATTTGAAATATTTATGATCAGTATCTTGAAAACCTGGAACATCCTCACCGTTTATAAATATTTTAGCACTTACCATTGGTGCGTTATAAAATTCATTTTGTATAGAATACTGTACGTTAGACGAAAAATTATACCTATTAGCGAACACATTTGCTAATAAATTATTACCTCCCGTGTGTATAGTTTCATTTTCAAAGGCTTCTTGTCTAAAAAACCAATTAATACTTTTAACTGGTATTTTTGGAACAAGTTCTAATTTAGCATTGGTTTCACCTGATGGTATATCAACTGAAGGATGTTTTTGTACCAAATCAGTAATCATAACATGTTTATTATTAGTGATATATGAGCGTTCACTATGTTCTATCGTGATTTCTTCAGTTACTACATCAAAGCTGTTTAATGTTATAGTACTCGTATAATCAGTAAAAAATGTTTGTGGTCTGAATTTTATTTCAAACTGGATTTTTTGTTTAGTAATAGCACACGTTGGAAAGTATGGTCTATTTGGTTTATTTGTTTCGTATTCATCACCTTCGTATTTTCTTGAGAAGAAAAAAGGTATAGGTATAAACAATTTTGAATTAAACTGACTATATATTTGATTACCAGCTAACAAAGATGTATCTTCAGCTAAATTTCTGTTAACTGTGTATCTTTTTGTTCTTTTTTCCGACTCATCTAAATAAAGTTCATCGTATATTATTCCCCAATCTGCGTGAAATGTTTCGATGATTGTTTCATCAACTCGCATTACTATAGATTCAATTACATGTCTACCAATCTGATCTGCGTAATAATAATCATTACCACCACCAGATGGTAATCCTGGAAGTTCCATGGAAATATACATATTCGACAAAAGATCTCCCATATTCCTTGGGTTAAGAGTGACTTTTACTGTTTCACCGAATGGCCAATTTGCTTTAGCATTACCTGGTTTAATTATATTTGTACTTTTATGAAACTTTGTAAAATTAGAATGTTGTTTATTATCGTAATTAAATAACGAATTTGTGTATTTGTTTTCTAATAAATAAGTGTCCTGTTTACCTATCGCATTGAGTGATAATATAGCGCCTGTGTCTGGTCCACTTGTATCGCACATACTACTTATTACAATACAATTTTTTAAATATTGTTATACACAATCATTTGTTTATTTTTAAAATTTTTTGATATATATCTACGTAACGAATCGTACCATAATAAAAGACTCGTTTTATTCATTGCCAAAGATTTTTTAGGTAATGGTTTAAGTTTACCTATTTCTATATCTCTTAATACTTTAATATTTGGTTTTTTTATATTTATAAAACAAGAATAACATACACGTTTTAGTTTTAAACCATAAAACTTATAGTACATTTCGTTATTGTATAACCATAAAGGTTTAATACGTCTATATTGTCTAATAAGTTCGCGAACTTCATAATTATTTGATTTAATATATGGATCTAAAGGTGCGTTACAACTAAAACAAAATCCTTTACAATTAAAATACATAAAAGAAAAACAATCTATTCTTTTATGTACTATAATGAAATTAGACAACCCGATGGAACATCAGTTATAGGTGTAAACCATAGCATGGAAAGACCACCTGTATTAGATGTTTTACCTAGTAATGAAACACAACAAGTTCAGCAACAGGAACCTGAGTATGAATTGTTTAATTCGGTCGCAATAGCTTGGTTAAATGTATTTTTAGTTTTAGCAAGTATACATTATACAATTTTGTATGATAATCTCTTAACTATAATTAATTGTTTGGCATGTGTATTACCATTACATAGTATACAAAATAACAGTATACATGGTATTTTCTTATATACTATTTATGTTATGATTGCAATGTTATTAACAACATTTTTAGGGTTTTATGAATATATTTGGTATTATGTTTTATGTAATGGTATAATTACATGTATTTTTATAACCTCAGTTGTAAAATATATGAAATATATTAGAAATCGAAATAGAAATGAACATGTCGTATGAACAAAAAGATTTAGATATTGCTCGAGGTTTATATAAAAATCAGAGTGAGAAATGTGAACGGTTTGCGAGAAGTATTCATAAACTCAGGGAGTCTCGCAAACAGTACGATGATAAGAGGGAAAAATATAAAATCAAATTTATTGAAAATGTTCCCGAACAGAAAATAGAAAATAGAACAAAAACTAACATATGTATTGCCATGACAATGAGTGGTAAAAGATGTAATTTCAAAGCATCTTGTGGGAATTATTGTAAAAAACATAAACCTAAAATTTAAATATATTGTAATAGTAAAATGTTAGATCAAGAAACACTCAGACCTGTTATAATAGCAATGGCACTTTACCTCGCACTTTCTCAGCTTATACCAGAACTCTTTAAAAAACCAACTAATATTAAATTGATAGATGATATAGTTGCGATGCTTATTGCGCAAAGAGGTTCACTCACATCTGGTACCGTTTTAACTGGTATTATCGTTCTCGCTACGAATTATATTAACGACGAATTCCTGTAAAACATTTTCTTTACACGTTAACATTCTTGTTTTTGGATGATCCATATACCTTAATTTCTTGTTATACGCATCTTCCATAAACTCCATAAGTTGGTTTATATCAGGTTTACCCCATTCCATACCAGCTTTGTATAAAAAATCATCTTTTGGTAATTTTTGAAGTTCGCAGTTTATTATGTATGGCGTTTCTATATATTCTGTTGCGCCTCCATAATCCGTTATAATCACTGGTTTATTTCTTATTGCTGCTTCTACGGCACCCATGCCTACACCTTCAGAAGATGAAAAACTTACGTAACAATCGGATTTATTATGTATATCTTCCATGTATTCATCTGGTAAAAGATCGTTAATTACTGTAACATTTGGTATACTTATATTAACTGGTCGATTACAGGTTGCTTTAACAATTAATCGCGCATCGGGTTTATTTAACCGAATAAAACACTCTAATATTTTATTAAAATTTTTACGTGGATCGTATACGTTACCTATATGATAAAATGTATAGGGTCGTTTATCGGGTATGTGTGCGTGTACGACATAAAAGTGTTTAGTCGGGAATTGTCGTTCAAATATTTTTTTACAATATTCACTTGGTACGGCAATTTTATCAAATAAATCAAAGAGTTTACCGTAATCCTCGTGAACTGTCTCAGTTTCACAGACGGTCATGCACGAAACATGTTTTATCTTTCTTTTGATTTCGGGTATTTTATCTAACCAGTATTTTACGGGAAGTGCGAATATAAAAGCACTATCAGATTCTGGTATTTCCTGGTTTATTTCTATATACTTAGTGTAACCTTGTTCGGGAAAAAGGTCCATATATTTTTTACAGTGTTGACCAATACCACTCAGGAGAGTTGGTCCGATGAATAACATTTAGTATAAAGATTATCTTTCTTTTATATATATTACACGATGGACTCTGTTAGAGAAAAAATTACAATTGAACTTGCGAGATCTAAAATTCGCACTGAAGAAATTTATAGCATTATTAAAGACATTGCTGATCACATCGATCCACCAAAGGCTGTACCAACTCCAGCCCCAGCCCCAGCCCCAGTTGCTAAACCAGCCCCAGCTCCAGCTCCAGCTCCAGCTCCAGTCGCTAAGCCAGCCACTAAGCCAGCCGCTAAGCCAGCCGCTAAGAAGGTTGTTTCTCCAACAAAAAAGGCTCCAGCTAAAAAAGCACCAGCTAAAAAAGCGTAATGAATTTAGAATCTTTGTATGGGCATAGGTGCTTGTATCGGTGTAGGTACGCTTTTAGGTTTTAATACATAAAATCCACCTCCTATTAATAGAATTACTAGAAAAAGGTAATAAAGTGGATATTTTTTCTTTTTTTCCTTTTCCATTCTATCAATATCCTCCTTATCTGGAAGTTTTTTAACATTTACGTTAAGATCTTCAATCTTCCCGATAAGTTTATGTAAAGCTTCTAAAATCTGAACTTCCCTGTTTATAGGCTTTTCTTTTACGTCTATTGATGTAACTTCTAGTGTCATGAACCATTCAGCATCTGCCTGTAATTGATCGTATGTATTATCACCCTGTAATTCGTATATTTCAAAATCAAGTTTTTGTATAGATATGGGATTGAATAAAACTGTTTCTCGACTAAAACTTTTCCAATGTTTATCGTGTGTTTTATAATTATTGGAACCGTCAAAATCTCTTTCTAGAGCTATTCTCGCAAATATCTGACCTTTACGTTCATCTAGTATTTGTGCTGGTTTTGGTATATCATCACATATGATATCTATATATTTAGCTCCATTACCCGTACCCGCCCCCGTATTACCAACTTGTGTAACATAGAAGTCGACTAATTTTAATCCACATACTTTACTAATATCAACTACGTGTGTATTAGATGAAAGGTTAAGGTCTAATGTAAAATTACTATTTGTACCAGTAACAAAATTAGAATCTAATGTTATGTACTGTACCTTTTTAGGTAATTCCTGGAGTGAAACCATCTTGTATTTAGTATATAAAAAAATAAATATAAATAATAACATGTTTACATTTTACTCGAGTGTGTCTCGTTTATTACCTTGGAATAAGGCGGATATGGTAATATCTAAAAATCCAAGTACACCTGTAGAACATACAGCTACAGAAATAAAAAATCATATAGATACGATGTTATCACCAAATTCTTCTAGGGACGTGTTTATGGCAAGAAATGATGCCAATGAAACTATTATTGTAGAATATTCTAAACACGACAAAACATTCAATCATTATAGACCTAAGTTTTTTAAATATAAATAAAGAATTATAATAAATACTAAATAAATGAAATGGATTACATGCACTTACACACCGACGATTACAAACTCGCTTTCTGTCAAGCGACAAATGAACTCTGTGAGGATGTTCAAAGGATTATATGGGAAAAATCTCAAAAATACGACTATGAAAAT